TGGTTGGTCAGACCGAAAATCTGACCAATTCCATCCAACTTTGGCCTCTGCGGGTATCACGAAGTCGCGGCCGTCTTTTAAGTGGAACGTCTGCTCCACGAGCGCCAACGCCTTCGGCACAATCTCGTCCTCGCGGTCGGCAGGAAACTGGAACAGAATGGAGTCGTGAACTTGAAGGAGGAGCTGGCAGAAGTTGCCGCGCCACACGTCTAGGAGGCCGCGGTCGATTACGTCGGCGGTGACGCATTGAGGCTCGTACGCGACGGCTTTGCGGATCGTTTCAGGGTCGCGCGGGTGCCCGAAGAAGTAGCGCTGGCGGCCGGTCAGCGACACGATGCGACGGACATCGCGGACTTGGTGCTCTACCCATTCCCACCACAACGGGAAGGCGGGAAACTGGGCGAGGTAGGCACGCTGAAAGGCAACTATGTTGGCGAGGGGGATGTGGGTGGCACGGGCCATTTTGTCGGGTTGCCCCTGGTAATTCGTTCCATGACCCAATCGCTTGCTAGCATCACGATAGCTAAATTCACGGTAAAACTTAGTATCAGCAAGCTGCCGGTCAGCACTACGATCGCCGCTCCAGTTAAGCGCAGGAAATCCAGATCGGGCAGTGGAAGTGTGAAGATCACCTGATTCACAAGCGTCAAGATAGCGGCTATCGCGGAACAAGTTCCAATGGATGGCACCGACGGCGCGGGCGTCGGACTGTTCGAGGTCGATGTTGCAGAATTTGTATCCTGGGTCGGCGACGAAGATGGATCGGAGGAGATTTTCCACGTTCTGTAGGTTAGTTCCTGTTCCGAAATCCGAAAACGAAGAAGCAAGTCGTCCCGTAGTAGTGCCTGCAATATTAAAGCTCGTGCGTAGTCGTCCATCGGAGTCGATTGAAGTTGAAAGGAAGGAAATCTTCTTCCCGAGTTCTCGGAGAGAGATGATATGTCGAACGATAGTCTCTGCATAGAAGTACCCTTCCAGTTTTTCGAGGGCGTCGTGATCGACCGTACGGGTCATCTCGCCCTGCGTGTTGCGCTTGCGGATTTCGGGGATGCCGAGCACGTCGAAGAACAGGGTCTTGAGCTGGTCATCGGAGGGCCAGCCGTATTTGCGGTTCTTGGTTATCTCGAACTGCCAGCCGATACCCTCACGGATGATGCGGTTAAGGTTATCGGTGAGGCGGACGACGCCGAGACGATACTCTTGGAGAACTTGTTGGCGGCGCTCCTCATCAACCCGGAGGCCGCGCATATTCATTTCGAGGATGGGGCCTTGCAAAGAACGGGAGAAGGCGTAGGTCGCGGCCGTAACGGGGGTTAGCTGTGGGAGCAGAGCCTCGAGAACTTCGTAGGTGACCATCGTGTCGATGCCGTTGCGGACATCGAACTCCTGCCAGAGGGCGGTATAGCGGGAAGGGGTGAGGTCGGAGGTCTGGATGATTTTCATGGGAGCCAAGTCTGATAATATTCGGATATAGCTATTATGGGGAAATTTGGGATGCGTGAAGTATGTATCATGCCTGCAGGAGAAATTGAAAGATGCATACGAAAGTCGTCAAAGTCCCATGTCGCCCCACTGTCCCGTAACTCAAGATGTCGCTCGGATAGACGCGAGTTGATCATGCGTAGTACCTGTAAGTCCCTTAGTATTTCTAGCTCGAAGGGAGGTTCTATTACTAAAGGATAGAACCTACCCGGTTTGTATTCAAACCATTTCCTTGAATAAGCCAAGGTGATATGTGGGTGTCGGATTGAGGAGCCGAAGTGATGCCACAGTCTAAACTGAGATTCTGGTGCAATGTCAACTCCGACGTAATAGATGGTCATGGCAGCTTCCTTATCTCAAACGGTAGCTTCGGGTAGCCGTCCTGCATGAAGGTCGGCTGGCGCTGGAGGCGCTCCATCGCGGCGGTCATCCCCCGAGACCAACCGAGGTCTGTGTAGAACACAACCTTGTCGGCGACCTGCCACCATGCGTAGCCGGCTTCGATGCCGCGCTGACGTTCCGCGGGAATGTCGTCATCGAGGACGCCGGGAATCAGGCCGTGTGAGGCGTAAGGACTCTCGCCTCGCATGATGCAGTCACGGAGACACTTTCGGAGGTACTCCATGTTCCGTGGAACGTCCCCGCTGTAGGGGCTCTCGACTATCACGAGGGGTGTATTCGACACGGCGACCTGCCTTTCTCTTACCGACTACGGTGAGCCAATGATTAAGGTTGAGTGGATCCCGGCACCATATTTCGGCATCCATCAACCCCTGAAGGGTGAATGTGTCAGGTATCTTCATGTTTCACCGTCCCTGACTTGGAGTAGCTTGGTTTCCAAGAAGGTTCGTTGGTGTAGATACTGCCCAAGAAAGCTAGACCTTTCTGGAGCTCAGGCTGCAGCGCGTGGTGCAACAACATTGTATCGTCGGCGACGTTACAGACCGTGATACCGTACCGTTCCCATAAGAACCGCATGTCGTAGATGAAGTTCTGGCCGACCTTCGGCGCAGGGAGCGCACAAAAGCGCGCGATCAGACGCCAGACGGCGGGCTCATCATGAGGCCAATACGAGTAACCGCCCTTGAAGATAGGAATGACGCAGCATACTGTGGGCGACCATGCGAAGGAGATGGAGGTTATTTGGTCGGCGACCGTCTCTACATCAATGGAGATACGGTCGCCGGTCGCGCACTCGCGCAGACAGAACTCTATCTCGTCAAGGGTCTCGGGGACGTAGATGGTACGGGCGGGACGCCGGACCTCGGGGAAATCGGCCTCGTAGGCGGCCTTGAAGAGGTCTTGGATTACGACGGGTCGGAGGTCCCAGGCTCCGCGAAGCAAGAACGCTGGATGATATGTTGGAAGAAACTTTCCATAACTCGAGGGAGCAATTGCTCCTCGAAAGCGCCCGATCTGCGAAGTGCCGAGACCAAACCAGACGCTAGTTGCTCCAAGTCCGAGAATAAGATTGGGCTGGTGAGTATGAAGTTCGGATTGTAGTCTTTCCAGGTGAGGAGTGTATTCCTCACGTAGGTACTTGCCGGGTCTGATAGGCGGAAGATTCCCCCATCGAGGACCACATAGATCGGCAATCTTGTTTCCGGGTGGATGGAGGTTAAGTACGTTCGTAAGGTAGATTCCTGCGGCGTCATAGATTTCATCCCTGACGTGATGGAGGAAGTTGCTGTAAGTGGGCGAAATGCGGCGGGCACTGCCCAGGGGAAGAAGGCCGGCCTCTTCGAGAAGCTGGTTGAGGAGGCGACCTGATGCGCCGATGAAGGGGCGGCGCAGGGGCGCTTCATCACGGCCCCAAGCTTCCCCGATGATGACGATGCGGGTCACAGAATAACGACGGCTTCGCGGAGGATGCGGTGCGCCAACTGCACTGCGTCCTTAGGCGTCATCCACTTCGACCGATCCCCAATCCTCACCATCACCAGTCGATCGTCCGCCCCCACTGCCCACGAGAGATCGACGGGCCTCGTCGGCATAACCTGCGTCTCGCTCGAGTCCGAGGACGGCGCTTGCCCCGAGACTCTTCGCTGCACGGAGCGCAGAACCTGATCCGCAAGTGGGATCGAGAAGTCTTGTTGTGGAATCAACGCACATGGAGAAGAAGTGTTGGAGGGCTGTTTCGGATTTTTCATGGGGATGCCTCTGACGTTCGGTTGGGGCGGCGAAGATGTTGGCGCGCACGCGCAAGAGTTCGCGTCCTCCACGCCAACCAAAGAAGGCGGTCTCGTACACGCGGCGTGGTCGGTGTCGAAGATCGGGGATTATGCCAGCGTTATCTGATTTGAACCAAACGAGCGGAACTTCATCCCAAACGAAGCCATCAAGGAGCTTAAGGTTCTCCCATACCAGGGAGTAACGGCCGGGCGAAAACCAGAAAATCATATGGGCTGATGGTGCGCAGAAGTTGTCTAGATTGACGGCAAGGCACTTCATGAGTTCCATATAAACCGTCATGCTGTCGTCGTAGCCGGAAGGGTTTTGGGCCGAATTTTGGGAGTCAATGCCGTAGGGGAAATCGCAATGAAGGAGGTTGAATTTTGGGCCGCTGTACTGTGGAGCCCAGCTAAAAAAATTTTCGCAAAGCACAGAGGGTGTATATCCATTCATGGACGGTCCATTAATGTTCATATCCTCATCGGCGGCCCGCCGCTTCACAGCTGCCTGTGAACGATCGCGCGCCGTCCGAAAGGTATCCTCGCGCGAGAGTGCAGGATTGCGCGCTCGCTCCTCCTTCACCAGTAAGTGAGCTGACAGGTTCCCTTGATCCTCCCCCATCCGCTCGGCGATTTGCGTCTGCGTCGCCTCGGGCTCGAGTTCCTTGTAGATCGCGTATGCCTCGGCCATCGCGTCGTTGATCTCTTGCCATGTGAGGTCTTTGCGACGCGTGTTCTCTTCGAGTTCCATACACTTCAGCAGTCGCGGATCGGTTTCGTCGGCGTACTGAAACGGGATGTTGGTCCAGCCAAGAGAGCGGCACGCTTCGAGACGGCGCTCGCCGGCGATTAGGACGTGCTCGCGGGTTATGACGATGGGGTGGAGAAGGCCGAGACGGGATATGGAGTCGGCGAGCCGGTCGAGGCCGGCCAAGAGGTTGGGCCGTTGGCGCTGTCGGGGCGGGATGGCGATGAAGTCAAGAGGGCAGGATGAAAAGGTGCCGCTAGGCATTATGCTCCCCTTCGATGCCGTCAAGTTTGGCTAAGCCACTTGGGGTTATTTTTACAGCGCATAAATTGCTGTCATAAACAAGTAAGCCTTCGTTCACAAGATTATGTACGGATGAAGAATCGTTTTCATGAAGGGATTTGTGCAGGTCTAATACAATATCAGCTACCCATCCTTGAGTTATTCTACATAGTTTAAGAATCCTTACTTCTGAATCTGTCATGCTTGAAATCTCCCTTGGCAGGGGGCTTTCGCCCCCTACCGTTGGTGTTAAACCGCCTTGGCGCGGCTGTCGATTTCGGCGTACAGGCCGGTGCCGTCGGTGCGTGGGCGGTGCCGGATGTGGGCCAGGAACTGCTGTCCGGCTGCTTCCGTCCACATCTGCTTCAGCGGCTTCTTGCCCTTGCCGTCGTCGATTCCGACTGCATCGACGAGGAAGTTCTTGAGCATGAAGGCCGACTTGTCAGTGACCCAAAACGTGTCGGTCATTTCGCAGTCGGTAAGGGCGCGCCCGCCTCCTTCGAGGGTAGCGGCAAGGGCCGTGCGGTCCACGTCGTCGCGGGCCTGAAAGAACTTCAGTTTGAACGCGACACCATCGGTCTGTTTCTGGGTGGATTTGACGAGTTCGGGGATACCGATGATGCCGACGAGGTAGGTACCGGGAGGAAGGAGCGGCGGGGGCTTGATGTCAGCCGCAGGCATGTTGGCGATTTCTTCAAAGGTGGGCATGGAAAACTCCGTTGGTGAGAGGGACCGGCGTTGCCGGGGGTTTCTTATTTGAAAATCTCCGCTAAGCCGGTATCCATCGGCAGCTCATCTGCGTAGGTCGGATCGAAGGTTTTGGGGTCTTTGAGGTCGATCATCAGGGTAGAGCGCGTGCGGATTACACGGTTGCCGGAGGCGGACTTCGTCGCCAAGGCGACCGATGGAAAGTAGGTCGGGATTTCAGGCGAGATCGCCGTCCCAACCGACAGCGGATAGCCCTTCGTGTTCCCGCCGTGCTCAAGGTACTTGATGTGAGCTATCACAATGACGTTGGTATTGAACTGCGCGCCGGTCAGGAGTGCGATGCAATTCATGACGGCCTGTTGGGCGGTGAAGAAGATAGCGCGGGGCTCGACTCCCTTGGAGGAGATGCCTTCGGGGAGCCCGGCCGCACCCTGCATCCCACGGGCCCAGAAGTAGGCGGCGCGCGCTTGCGTGGTGTGAGAGTCAATCACGGCGACATGTTTCGGTCCCCAATCCTGGGGGTTGGTTCCGTCCTCCCACTTGTCGAGGGCTTGCAAGGAGCCGATGAAGGCTTTGGGCTGCCCATCGATGATAGGCCCCATCGGGGTCGCCTTCATGCTGTCGCGGAAGGACATGAACTGGATTTGATTCAGGCGCTCTGGGGCGCGAGAGCGTGTGAGGGCGATGAGAGGGTCGAGAAGGTTGTCGAAATCGAAGATGCGGAGTTGGTAGTCGAGGGCGAGAAGGGAGAAGAGGCTGGTGGTTTTGCCGGTGCCCGAATCTCCTATGTAAAGGATTTTGTGGAGGTGGGCGGATTGGTGATCGGCGGCAGAGGGCATTAGCGTAACTCCGCAAGTGCTTCTTCGTCGGTAGCACAATCACCGCAGTCCCCGTTTACTTTCAACCAAGATCGGCCTCCTTCTGGAGGGGTCCAGATAATACCTACGAAGTTACCAATCACCCGTTTTCCGTCCCCGTCAAAGAATAACTCGATAGAGACTCCATCACCAATTTCTATCTTTTGCATATCAGCGGGCCTCCAATGGTGAGTAGTCGTTCTCTTCGAACCCGGTCGCCAGGAAGTCCTTCCGGACCTGCGGCGATTTCGAGCACACTTCGAGGAACTGGCAGCCGCCATACTTCTGGCACGCTGCATCGTTCATAGGCCATCCGGCGTCGCGGGCGCGTTCCTGATCCTCGATCACGTACAACGTGTCAGCTGTCCACTCGTCGAGTTGTTCGTCGGTGCGGTAAGAAAATCCGCGCTCGAATCGGGTAAAACCAACAGCGATTTGAGCCGCGTCGATCATAACGCCTTGTACGGGGGTGTGCCAGACTACTTTCGCAGCTACGGAGTAGAGCGACATTTGTACGTCGGGATTGTAGCGTTTGAAGTAATACCCACCCAACGTAGCGCCAGTTGTTTTCTGATCCTGGACGTATAAGCCACCCGCATACTCCACGATACGGTCGAGATGCCCGCACAAGACGTAATCCTCGGTGAGCTGAAAGCGAAAGGGGAGTTCGACGGCGGGCCGACCGTCCGCCAAGACCACGGTTTTGCATGGGTCATCTTTGAACTGTTCGAGGTACCAAATGATGGATCGGATTAGGTTCTCGCGGGTCTTGAAGTTGTGTTCGGGCTGCCAGCCGGCGGTGTCGCACAGAGCCCTGAAAACGACGTTGTAGAGGGCGTCATCATGATCGAGCCCTTCAATCAGGCGTAGCTTGTGGTACGTCTCCAGCGCCTTCGCGTAGTGCTTGCCAAAGATCAGATCGACCGATAGGTCGCGGCGCTGCAGGTTCAGCCGCGTTGCGTAGAAGTATTTGCGCCAGCAGTCTTTCGCGAGGGATAGGTGGGATGCGGACCATGCCCACTGGCGGCCGTCGGGGAGATAGGGGGATTCAGCCACGTCGGGGTTCTCCTATGGGATGCGGTACTTCGTCTGCGTGCATCGTGCAACTTTCGTCCCACATAGAAGAATGTGGCCCGATAATGCCATATTTATCTGCGGCACACTTCCCGCAAGCGTTGCAGCGCCAATGATTTCCTAATTGGGGTCGGCGCTCTTCTGGAATCTCGGAGTAATCGAACTTGATTAGTTCTGTAAGCAGGTCATCAGCCATGTCGGGGTTCTCCTTCTAGAGGCCAAGATCATCGAGCGATGCTTTCGGCTTCTCGATCCGCGGACCACTCTTCCCGGTCAGCGCGAACTCTTTCCGGCGAGCCTTGTAGTACTCGATGAGGCGGTCGATGTCGAGGGCTGAGAGTTCAAAGGGGTCGCGAGCGTAGAGTTCGGCAATGGTGGATACTTCGTCGGGCATGGCGGTCTCCTATAGTGACGGCCTATGATAGCCTTCTGCGGGTGCTTACGGGGAGGGTACACTGCAATGAGACTTCCGCGCACGATTATGTCTACCTCACGGCGAAAGTTCCGCCGGATTATCTCCCACGGATAAGGTAGTTCAGCCGGCATTTTCGCGCTCGGCGAGCCTTGCCTCAACCGCCTCGATGTGCTTACGCACGAGGTCACGGATAACTACTGTGGGCTTCTTGATGTGGTAGATTTCGGAGAGGCGGTCGAAGTCGCCGTGGTAGAGGAGAATGTGATGGTGGGATAGGCGTTCCATTAGGGAGTCCTCAGCGCGGTTGTATCCATACCTCATCCTCCTGTTCAACTATCGTCCAGCTGTCGTAGGCGTTGTGGCCACACTCTCGCCGGGCGTAGTACAGCTTCTGTGCGAGGCGGTTTGGCCGCGCGGATTGGATGGCGATGCCGGATGGTGAGGCAGTGGCGCGGTTCCATATCTCAAGAAGCTCCGGTAGGTCAGTGTCAACGGTAAAGCCCTTTGGGGGACGGCCGCGTTTAGCCACGCTTGCGCTTCTTGCGCAGGATGCCGGTGCCCTTGTCGGCCTGGTTGAACTCTTTCGCCACTTTGGCGGGGACGCCAACTTTCTTGGCGAAGGACGGATTGTGGGCAGCAGCAGCCATAAGGCGGGCTTGCTTAGGAGATTTGGATGGCATGTGAACCTCCGTTAGGGGCCAAGGCCGGGTTGGGCCTTGGCCCCTCGACGGGTTAACCTGGGGGAAACCCCCGCCGAACCCTAGAGACCAAGGGTCTCCAGAGTGTCCGTCGCGACCTGCTCGCGTTGGCGCAGGATGGCGCGCGCGCGCTTCTGGTAATCGTCACGCCGCTTGTCCATCAGCTCCTCGCCACGAGCAGCCACGAGTTCCTTGTCGGCCTTCTCGCCGAACTTGGCGTAGTACGCCTTGGCGAAATCGTCCTTCGCGAGCTTGAGCATCTCGCGGGTGACCGGATCGAGCTTCTGACGGGCTTCGCCAGGAGCACGGAGGCCGAATTTATACGCGGTCGCGTATTCGCCGAACTCGGACTGGAGCGCAGCGAGATCGTCGTCGGGAAGAGTCTCGGCGCCGTTCAGCTTCGCCTTGACCTTCGCCGCGAAGTTATTGCGGAGGTTTTCGAGCTTCGTCTGGCGCAGCGCGTGGACCTCACCTTCTTCCTGAAGGGTATAGCCGACGACGATGGAAGCGATCACGCCTTCGGGAACCTCGAACTTGTAGCCCTGGATAGTAATTGCGGTCATCTGATGTCCTCTGTACGATGTTGTCATCCGGTACATGATGCCCGAATGTGTACACGTTGTCAACAAAAATCGTCATGTCTCACCAACAGCGCGTTGCCGCGAACTACTCCATCTTTCATCAGCAGCTGCGGAGCGGCAACAGCAGTTGCCTGATGGTTAGGAGCAAGGTCCATAAAGATGCCGTCCTCGTTTACGATTAACCTTCTTCGGACTACAGTAGTCGGTAGCATCTCTATGTAGCCCCCGACGTAAGCTTGAAGCTGGGCAAGATTCATGTCCTCATCTACTTCTTCAGGAGGTCCATCCACAGGATATTTCATGACTACTCTCATGCTCGCCACCCCTCTAGATCAACTAGTATCAGACGTTCTTTGAACCGCGTCTCGATCACATATTTCACGTTCAACTCCTGTTCCAGCGCCTCGCCAGCGCGCGCGAATTTCGAGGGGATTCGCCACGGATCGAGGTGGAATACGACAGGCCACTCAAGACCCTTGGATTTGTGGCCGGAGAGAAGCTGTATTGGACCTTCACGGCGGAACAAGTCCTCTGCGTTGGCGATGGCGTCGCCAAGTGAAGAGCGGCCCTCACAGAGAGCGTGGAGACATTCCTGGCGGTCGTAGACCGCGCCGGTTGAACGCCGTGCAGTGCGAAGTTCGTGCTCAGTCCAGTCGTCGATGGCGGTGGTCAGCGCCACACCGTGAAGATCGAGAGGGCCGAGCTTGCGCAAAGTGCGGACCAAGCCAGCACCAATATCCATTCCCACCAACTTAATAGCGCGACCGCTGCGCAGAAGTTTGAACGCCAAGGAGATGAGGGGGGCGTTGTTTCTGCAGATGATGGCGGCTTCGGCGGGTACGTCGGCGGCGGACCACTCGGTGAGGGTCGTGACCTCGCCGATCGGATTAGCCAAGGCCGCAACGAAATGCGGTACTCTGGATCGGGCACGCTCGACTCCTGTCTTGGGAACGCGGAAGGTGACGGAGAGAGGAAGGTCGGTCATGGAGAAGCGCTCGTGCAGGGCTGACATACCGTTACAGACAGCGCCGCGAAAAGCGTAGATGGACTGCCATGGATCGCCGACGGCGATGAGGCGTTTCGCGACGAGCTTCTCGAGCATCGCATGGTTGAGGGGTGATAGGTCTTGGGCCTCATCGACGATAACGAGCGGGAATTTGGGCCAGGGACCGCCGAAGATGACGGGCATGTAGATCTGGTCATCGTAGTCGATGCCGCCCTCGTAAGCGGCGCTGATGGATCGCATGAGAGCGTCGTCCAAGATGCCACGATGCGGCATATCGTCGTCGTATCTGTCGGTGAACTCCTCCCAGTCCATGACTGGCTGGCAGGGGCCGACCCATCGGCCTGGCACGTACCCGTCTCGTTTGGCCCGCTGAAGCCACTTCAAGATGTCGGAGAAATTATCCCAGTAGGCGCCTTGATGAGCCTTCGGCATTTCGCTGATGAGGGCACGGACGATGGTTCGCATCTTGTCAGCTGCAACGACAAGCCGGCGCCCAGTCGCTTGGCCCCAGACTCGGTGGCCGACGGAGTTCTGTGTGCGACACTCGACGTGAGAGGGCATTCGTTTGATGGCCTCGTCTACGATGCGTTTGTTGAAGGCGAGGTAGAGGATGGGCACGCCTGTGATGGCGGCGCAGACCATCTCGATGGTGGAGGTTTTGCCGGTGCCCGCAAGGGCGTTGACGAGGAGGTTGTCGGCGGTGCCGACGGAGGCGGCGAGGATCGCCGCCTGTTCGGGGGTTGGGTCACGGCTCATCTGCAAGGTCCTCCACTGTGCCTAAACAGCTCTTCGTTGATGTGTTCCAGTTGCGCCATAAACTGGGTTATTGCTGCTTCGGTTGCGCGCTCCCCGCTGCAGTAACGTGGAATAAGCTCTTTCAGGCGTTCCCATCCCGCTGAGTCTAGATCGGATCGAGCAATGAAAGTTCCGATAAGCTCAAGCATTCCGTAGGCCCAAGCGTCAGTGCTGTTGTAAGTCATAGTCCAAGCTCCTCTAAAGTCGGACGATGTTCGCTCATTCGTCTACCAGATCGCTCCGAATTGCTAGAGCCAGCGAGCCGATCGCTTCCAAAGTGGACACCTGGCCCCACCCGTAAGTGATAAAGCTGCTGTCTCGATTGACAAAAACAGCGGTGATGAATTGCAGATCGGGATACTTTCCAGCCTCGATCCGATCGGCCGCCCCTCGCAGCATCGCCACGATGTCAACCGGATTTTCAAGCCTGACAACCTGGGCGGTCATAAGCCAAGCTCCTCTAAAGTCGGACGATGTTCGGCTGCAGTTCGGCTGTTCCTGGGCGGCGCATACCACACCAGCCTCACTTGTCGCCAATCGGCTACAATGCCGCATAGCGCGCGGGCGCTGTTGAAAACAGCGATGTTGCCGCTGGAGAGCAGCAACGTGATGATGATGTCGTTGGAGAGGGCGCGGGAGAGGGCCTCCTGTTCGTCGGGAGTCATCAGCTGCGCACCTCCTCGAACAGCTTGATAGCTGCGTCAAAGCGCGCCGGTTCGATGATCTCGGCTTGCCTACCAATGGCAAGGACGCCTTCAAACGCGGCGATCATGGCATCTTCCGCCCCCGCCGCCCTCGCTCTCGCCGCCTTCTCCACCTTTACCGCCTCCCACGCTACCCAGTCCGCTGCCTTCGCCGCCCTCGCTGCCGACGTTGCCAACCATGTCGCTCTCGCCGCCTTCTCCGCCTTCTCCACCTTCGCCGCCGCCCTTGCTGCCGACGCCGCCCACCCTGCCGCCTCTGCCGCCCACCCTGCTGCCGACCCTGTCGCCTCTGCCGCCCGCCCTGCTGCCGACGCCGCCCACGCCGCCTCCACAAGCGAGCCGGTGAAGCCGCGCAGGATCGCGGCGTGTTTGTGTTGGCCGACAGCCTCCAACGCCAGAGGCACAAAGACGCGGATTGCCTGCCACGCCAGATACTCGGCCCGCTCCTGCTCATGCGCCGGGTCCACCGTCCCCACCAGGCGCGGAATGAACAGCTTGAGCCGCTGTCGCCCCGCGTCGCTCATCGCGTCGTTGATGTCGCGCCCAAAGGCCGCGAATACCGGACAGACGCAAGCCGGATGGTCCCCCAGCCTGCCATATTCCAGCCACGAGACCGCATCCAAGAGGCAAGCCCCCTCGCGCGGATTCGCGCTGTTGCCCCTGCGTAGCTTGAATTTCCAGATTTCGTTGACGTTCATCTCCAATCTCCCATAAAAAGCTGTTGTGCCTTGCCCAGGTCCAGTCTGCCCTGGCAGACGGCCCGGCACGTTGCCCATTCAAGACGGTCCTTTGTTTTGAAGTCTGATTGGGGCCACAGGTTCTCCAAGGTATCCGCGCCGCCGAGGCAAAGCGGAATACGATGGTCGATTTCTCCGTAGAAAACGCCTGTGATTCCGTATCGGCGCAAGACCGCGCTGCGCTGTGAGGGGCCGCGATGCGCCTGAGAATAGCCCCAAGCGCATATCTCATGGATGTTGGTAGAGGCGACCTGACCCGGCGTGAGAGTCGGGTCAGGGAAATCTTCGCGGGCAACGAGGGCGAAGGCCGAACCCCCTGCGATGAGGGCTGCGAGAGTGAATGTGGCAGCGCGGTTCACGGCGAATAAAATCCTATAAGGGAGTCGTCGTCCTCGTGAAGTTGGCCCGACAAGAAATGTTTACCTTTAGCACAGGTAACATAAAGGCCAGCCTCATGGTATTCAACCCTGCAGATGCGTCCGGGTCTTATGCAGTGGAAGTCGGTACCATCTGCTCGGTCTGAGTAGAAGTCACTATCTGCCTGTAGGAAATCACCCGCTTTGGTTTGCGCCAGAGAGGCGTAAGGTTTTCCTCTAGTATCGGTTTTCACAGCCCGACCTCCGCTAATAGCTTAATCGCGTCCCTTCGCTTCTGTACTTTGGAGGCGCGGCGCAAAAGCGCCTCATGTTCCCGTGCTTTGCGCGCATCTTCGCGAGCACGAATTTCAGCGCCCTTCTCCTGCCACGATGCGGCGAAGCGCAGCCGCGCTTCCGCCTCCGCATCGTATGACGTGCGTAGCGTGGCGCCGCGCGCGTGGAGGGTCTTGAGGAAGGCGGTGATCCGTGCAGGTTCGCATGGATCGAAGTGGAAGGTTTGGCCGGCCTGTTCGACGATGAATTTTTCTCCGTCGAACCAAGCGGTGACGGCCCATGCGGGGGCGACGCTCACAGCGCCATCCTCCGTACCAGATCGGTCTCCCAACATGCGCCGCTATAGCGGCGGCGAGGGGTTAGGTAACGCCAATGTGACGGGCGCAAGCGGCGCGCCGATCGAACGAGGCGGCGATAGATGTGATAGCTGGTCATTGAGGCCTCGCCAAGGAAGGGTTGTTGCAGAGCCGAATGATAGTGTCATTGAGATTTTCATCAGGGAGGGCTAAAAGCTGGAGACGGGCGATGGTTTCTGGGTTAGTGATATGGCCGGAGCCGGCGATACCGTGTCCGGTTGTCTCGAGGTTGTATTGGTTGAGGGCGGCAAGGGCTGCTGGAGAGAGTTTGAGGCGGGTCATGTCATATCTCCGCCATCGTCGTATTCAGGCTCTTTCAAGATAATCCTCTCCATGATGTGAGTTTCCCACTCACGAATTGTTTGAGCTGAAGCGCCGTTGGCGAGTAGTTCTCTCGTCATTTCGTCAATGGCAGCTTGGAACTCATTTGGGCGGCCCATCTGTCCGTGGTTTATTGCGCGTTCAGATGCTTCCCATGCTGGAGTGCCGGGGCCTGTTGGATCATAGGTCATTGGCTGCTCCATCGTGCAAAGCGCCGCCGGCGCGGCTGTGAGTCGCGCATTTCGAGGCCGTGATATTCGTCGGGGTCAGGTGCGACGAAGGTATCGTGGTAGTCTGCGTCGTCGAAGAAGTCGATATGCTGGCCGGACCACACGTCGAGGTTTTGGATCACGTTACGGCGGCCGAGCCGGCTTGTGAAGATGACTGTTGGTGACATGTCCCAGGTTCCTTTACCGCGGAGCCTCATCAGCACCAGATACGCGGCCTACGGGTGGACGCGCTTGCGCGCGTTTCGGCTTAGACGGCGGTGTTTGAGTCGGCTGTTTCTGGGCTTGGCGGCGGGGCCAGCCGCCGGGTCTTGGACGAGATCGCCGCTTCGGCACGATCGTCGTAGCCAAGCCGCCGATATACCTCGTCCATGAGAGGGCCAAGTTCGGCGTTTTTCACGCTGCCGTCGCCGTATTCACCTGACCAGGTGAGCGTGATTTTGGGGTCTTCCAACGAGAAGTCGACTTCGAGGATGAGACTGGTCCGCTTGTAGCGCGGCCAATCCATCTTGGTGTGGAGCTTGCGGAGCTCGGTGAGGAATTCGATTTCAACGCGGTCGGTATGTTCGGTTGTCATAAGGTTGATCCCCCGTCAAGGTATGGAAAGATGCCGGTTAGGATTTTATCCGGCCTTTTCTCTATCGCCTCCACACAGAGGCGATAGAGAGTATCGCGCGACAGTTTCGATTTGGGAAAGAGTTCGCGCCACTTATCCCAGACATCGGGCCGCGCCCGTTTGAGTGTTTCGACGTCTAATTTCATCGGCTGGATGCCCCTCTTGACTTCTCTCGGGCGATGATGATTTTGGCTTCTGCCAAAGACTCGGCATTGAAGCCAAGGAACGTGTAGCGGCCCGTCTTTTGGAGGGTCCAAATGTGAACCCGCCACGGTGCTGTGGCAAATGGGCCGCTGTATTGCCGGATGTATATTTTCATTCCCAGGTTTCCTCTCGTGTAACCAACGTCACGACGTTATCACATTTCGGGGCACACGTCAACACAACTGTGAACATACATTGGGCCTCCTTCACGGCTTCTTCGCCTCCTCAACGGCGGCGAGCAGATCGTCGAGATCAATGGAGTGCCAGCCGCATGCGTGCATATACTCTACCGTCCTCTCCACCGCCTGGATCAGCCGGGCCAACCTGGCCTCGGTGTTGCGCAGGCGCAGGCTCGGCTGCGACTCGTACATATCCTTCGCGTCGTCCATCGCACTCTCCATTTCCGTGAATTGGGGCTGCAAGTCGGCTGTTCCTGTTACGGCCTCCCTGACCGCGAAGAGGTTATGATTCGGCATTGGTTGGCTCCTCGTCGTCGATGAGAGGTTTGTCAGGGTCGAGGCGGTGGGGGCCGTGCTTGAGCATGTCTTGGTATTCGTCGAAGTCGCGCTTCACGATGTCGAGTTGGGCCTGGATTTCGGGCGTGATGGGTGCCTTCTCGGACTTGTCGATTAAGGTTTGCGCCTCTTCAGGCGTTGGCGCGCGCGCTTGCATTGTGTCTATGTTGAGGGGGTTGCCCTGGCCGTCGAACATCTGCAATATGTCGAGCCGGCCACGAATGTCTATCTCAAGCCAGTCACCTTTACGGCGAAAGACGTACGGGTCGTAGACTGATTTGAGTTCGGGGTTCTCTTGTCGGCAGAGGATGCGGTATTGGTTCATTCTGTGAATTGACCGGATAGCGACTGACTCGCTTGCGCAGCGAATTTGGATGGGGAGTTGTTCCGGGCGCATTGCGAGCGCGTTGTTCATGAGGGGGGATACGTCGGTGTATGATGAGTGACCTACACGGGGGCGACCTCTGGCCATGGCTGGTGTCCTGGTTGGTAAATTCGATCAATTGTGACATATTGTGGTGGTGTTTGTCAAGTGATCTGTATCCCCCAATGTGTTGCTTGTGAATGGGGGGATGTGAGGCATGTACATTTTTTTTCAGTTACTTTAAAAAAAAAAAAAATTAAACAATCTCTCTATATGGGAAATGGGGGGGTGGTTTTTCAACCAGCAAATTGGGGGAAGCAGAACAACCAGGGCCGTGTACACCAATGGACCGTCCATTGATGGACACGGGGGCTTGCGCCCCCGCCCCTTTCCATGTTAGAGGTCAACGTCAACCACGCCCGTCGCGGCCCGTTCCTTCACGATACGGGTAGCGGCCGGCCGCAACTTGGGATTGGCCGCTTCGTGGATAGCAATGGCTTCTTCCCACGTGGCCGCCCGGCCACGCGCCACGATGGTGGCCAGGACGCGATCCTTTTCGCCCTTGGTCTTGGCGTATTCGGGTGCACCTTTCATCGCCGTGGTGATGGCCTTCTTCGCCATCCGCCACACTTCGGCGTCGACGGGATCAATCGGCTCGGCGCTTTCGCGCCGCACCCGCAATTCGCCACTATACAACGTGTCGAGCCGCTTTTGGGCTTTGGCGTACAGATCGCCGTCCGAGAGTGGCGCGCCATGGTCATCCGTCTTGTCGGCGATCGCGTCGTTAAGGATTTGGCGCAAGCCGTAGTCGTACACGTGATCGTGAACGTGATCGGCGAACTTGCTCGTGTCCACTTCCATCGTGCCGTACTTGGCGTTGCGGCCCAGCGGCACCGTTCTGTTACCCATATCCATTTGCTTCGTCCCAGGTTTGACGTTGCCATTCGCAACATCATCATCATCGCACAGCGCCCCGGCTGGTGTACATCCTTTGTTTTGCATGGGTGCCATGCAAAAACGCCGCCTAGCCGGGGTACCGCCGTCGAGACGCCCCCCTCGGTCGTGGGCATACCCCCCTCAGCAAACATGAACTCTGCAAACAAATTGTACATCCCCCTCCGCGCCTTTCGCGTTGCACCCTCCGACGCCCCGAGACGATTTTCCTTGACACGCTGCGGCGGATGTGCCATCGTGGCGCATGACGTTGGATTTGGAAATTGCCGGCCCGATCCGCGAACTTGCCGAGGGCGAGCGAGGGGTAGCACGCGCGCCGACGCTGAAGCGGCTCCGGGACAGCCATCACGCCGTTGCGCGGCTCCTGGCGCACGGGCTCACGCCGTTTCAGGTGTCGTTGCAGACGGGGTACTCTCCGTCGCGGATTTCGACGTTGCAGGCGGATCCGGCGTTTCAGGAACTCCGGGAGTTCTACCGACGGAACGCCGACGCGGTGGCGCAGGAGTTCGAGGCGAAGATGCAGCTGGTCGCGCAAGATGCGGCGCAGCGGATTCATGAGATGGTGCAGGACGACGAGATCGAGTCACCGGCGCTGCTGAACGAGATATTCAAGACGTTCGCGGATCGGGCCGGGTTCGCGCCGGTCCAGCGCTCCGTCAACAAGAACATGAACCTGAACATCGGCGAGCGGCTCGACGCGGCTCGCCGGCGGAAAGATGAGGCGGCCTGAGGAGGATCAGATGGTGAGCACCGCTCGGTCTTGGACGTGCCTATGAACACCGTGAGCGGCCTCAGCAACTATGAGGTCGCTTCGATCACGCTTCTCGTCGCTAACGGCATTCTCGTGCCGGTCGTCCTTTTCTACGTGGCGCACGCGAAGAACACCCGCCTCAATGAGTTCGCGGGCGTGCACAAACGTCTTGACCACCTCGACGAGTGTCTCGATGGCCTACGGCTGCAGGTGGTAGGAAGCGGGGTCACGAGGGTGGAGTTCGATAGCCGCTGCCTTGACATCCGCCGGGAGATGTTGGCGGAGATCGACAAGCAGGACACGGCGCGGCACGATCAGAGCGCCCGAACAATGAACATAATGACCTCGCTAGAGGATCGGCTGACACGCCGCATCGAGCTGATCGAGGGCCGGTCGCGGCCTTCGGAGGCCGAGTACCACACTCTCCACCAGGAGAAGAAGTGATGGCACAGCACGACGGCATCTTGGGGCGGGCCGCCTACTCCGACGCCGAGGCGTTCACAAACTTCCTCGAAGCGATCAAAGTGGCCGAAAGCGCGGCCAAACAGCTGGCGTTCTACCGTGAGCAGCCGGCGTGGCTCCACGTTGAGAACTCGCTCGCGGGCGTGCGGCAGGCCGCCACGCAGCTTGCGATCGCCGGAATAGCACGGGCGCACTGAGATGGCACCAATCGTCTGGTTTCTCGTTATGACAGCTTGCAACAACTGCGCAGGAGACCCTGGAATTTTTCCAGGTTTCCAAGCGAGATACGACAAGACATATATTGCTATGCCGTCTCAGGAAGTTTGCGCCGAAGTTCGGAAACTCAATTCGGCATCCGAATGCTGGGCGAAAGAGGAGAACAGTGAAGTGTTTAGAGTCAAGCCTTTCCTTGGGCAGTTGAACTAGGTCGCGTTGATGGCCCAGCTCACCATCATCTACGACACCATCGACCCGCCGGTCTCGTTCCAGCGCATTCCCGACGGACCGCAGTTCAAGCTCGCCCAAATGGCGATCCCCGACGACCTCTCCGAGGTCGATGTGTACGACGTGGCGCGGCGTCTTGCCGAACTGTTGCTGGAGCAACTTCGTTGAACGAGCTGAGCTGGTCCACAAGCACCGGCCCTTACGCAGCTATCGTACCACGACTGAATGAGGCGTGGGAGAGCTCCCTGATCGGGAGGCTGCAGGGTTCGACAGCGACGGGATCGGCGAGGGCCCGAGGTGGCGCGGCAGCGCTGCCCACCGTCCCCTTACCGGGGATACGACGGGTGCGCTGGCACGCAGCACGCACGCAAGAGCGAGCAGACGCAAGCCCGGCGCTGGGTGCCCCTGGGGAAGCTCTCCCCTTCGCCCTTCCCCAGGGGCAGCACCCATGATCGACATCGACGACCGCACCCTCGATGAACTCATAGAGTTCCTCGCAACCTTCGCATCGGACCCACTCGGGTTCGTCCGCGCCGTTTTCCCGTGGGGGCAAGGTGAACTCACTTCGCGAAGCGGACCCGAACAGTGGCAAGCCGATCTCCTCACTCGCATTGGAAACGGACTGTCCCCATCACAGGCTGTGCTGGAGGCTGTTGCCTCAGGCCACGGTGTCGGGAAATCAGCTCTGGTCTCTTGGATCATCTTGTGGGCCCTGTCCACTGCGACTGACACTCGGGGCGTGGTCACCGCCAACACCGAGACCCAATTAAAAACTAAGACCTGGGCCGAACTCGCGAAGTGGCACCGCCTCTTCGTCGGCCGAGACCTCTTCAAACTCGAAGCCACTTCCATCTTCTCCGTCGATCCAGAGCATACCAAGACGTGGCGGGTCGATATGGTAGCGTGGTCCGAACGCAACCCTGAGGCGTTCGCCGGCCTGCACAATCAGGGCCGCCGCGTGTTTATGATCTACGACGAGGCGTCCTCCATCCCCGACGTGATATGGGAAACCTCGGAAGGATTCCTGACCGATGAGAACACTGAGAGGGTATGGCTCGTTTGTGGCAATCCGACGAGGTCGTCGGGTCGTTTCCGTTCTACATTCGACGACGCGCGATGGTACACCACGCAGGTCGATGCACGTGAGGTATCATTCACGAACAAGTCGCAGATTGCCGCTTGGGCAGATGCGTACGGCGATGACTCGGACTTTTTCCGAGTACGTGTCAAGGGTGTATTTCCCAGGGTTGGCGCACTCGAGTTTATATCTGCGTACGCCGTGGCGGAGGCCCGCCAGCGCGAAGCCGTTGCGCAGCGCTTCGACCCCCTAATCATCGGCGTTGACGTGGCGAGGTTCGGTGATGATGAAACTGTCCTCGTGGTGCGGAAGGGCCGCGATGCCCGCACTACTCCCGCTGTGCGGCTGCGGGGACTTGATACCATGTCCGTCGCCGCAAGAGTCGTGGAGTTGTCTCAACACCTCCACGCCGATGCTATCTTTATTGATGGCGGTGGTGTTGGTGGAGGTGTTGTGGACCGTTGCCGACAGCTTCGTCTTTCTGTGTACGATGTGCAGTTCGGCGGTAAGGCGTCGCGCGGCGACCTGCTCTCGCAGGGCGAGAGCTACGCTAACAAGCGCGCCGAAATATGGGGGGCTGCGCGGGCGTGGCTAGACGCCGGTGGCGCTATCGAGGACGACGACACTCTTGCCGAACAACTGGTCGCGCCGACCTACGGGTTCAATGCGCGAGACGAGATACAGCTCGAACGTAAGGAGGACATGAAGCGGCGCGGTGTGGCATCGCCCGACTGGGCTGATGCACTCGCGCTGACCTTCGCCTTTCCGGTGATGCCGAACCTCGACGCGGGGCACGAAGGCATACGCCGTCCTCTCATAGAGTTTGACTACGATCCGTTTAGTACAGATCGTCTTGCTGCACGCGTGGTGGTAACAGTTCTTGCTGCCATAATCGACATAGTGCGGCAGTCGAACAGCCGACGAAAACAGCTCATGATTGCTTTTACCCCTATGAGGGCTGCGGCATGAGCGTCGAGCCCTTAAACAACAAGAGCGTCAGCGTGCCCGTGCTTTTAGCACAGATTGCGGCAAGGGACGATCTCGATGCGATCGTCGCTGTAGTACGAGTTGATGGCCGTTGGCGCACAGCGTGGACAAGTGGTATTGATCTTGGCGGCTTATCAATGGCGGCTATAAAACTTCACGCTGACGTTGCACAAGAAATGCACCGCACAGAGGCTGACCCGCGGCCAGGACTAAGCGGGCCTGAGAAGGAATCGGCATGAAATCCAACGTCAACACACTCAACCTCGCCGACGCCTCCAAGCGGAAGCCCGCCGAGAAAGCGAAACCCGCTGCAAAGCGCAAGCCCAAGGGGAAGTCCAATGCGTATTAACCAGATTCTGGCGGCGGCCGTTGGTGCCGTCCTCGCCCTCGTCGCTACTGCCGACGCACAGACCCGCGCGCCCGGCACCGAATATTTCCTCGGACCCACGCTTGGGAAGGTGTGGGAGGGTGCGGACTCATACGCAGGCGTTCCCAACGCCCAAACCGGAACGACCTATACGGTCATCCCAAACGATTCGGGTAAGCTCGTGTCGTTCTCGAACGGCTCGCCGGTGGCGGTGACGCTGCCAAAGGCAGGAACGCCGGGCTTCTCGCCCGGCCGCAAATTCATCTTCCAGAACATCGGCGCGGGCACAGCTACCATCACGCCGACAACCAGCACAATCTGCGGAGCGGCAACGCTTGCCCTTACGCAGAACACCGGCGTGATAGCGTATTCGGACGGTACCAACTACCTCTGTCAGAATACCGTAGCGGCCGGCGTTGGTGCAGGTACGGTACCTAGTGGTGGGACCGGCCAGACAACCCTGACAGCGCGTAGCGTACTAATCGGTGAGGGCACCTCGGCCGTTGGTTTCGCTGGACCGTCCGCCACGGTCGGCGCAGCACTCGTATCGGCCGGCTCCTCAGCCGACCCGCTGTTCACGACAGCGCTCCTCGCACCAAACGTCTCTAGCGGCGTCAATCAAGTCGTCGTGACTGGTGCGGCGACCGGCAGCGTACCGTCTGTCAAGGCGGGCGGGGCGTCTGGTGACGCCGCCGAGGCGATGGACTTCGGCACAAAGGGAACCGGCAACCTTCGATTCCTGACCGACGATACGGCGGTTCAGTTCTCTGTCCTACGTACCGCCTCCGCAGTCAACAACCTGAACGTGACCGGCTCTACCTCAACCAACGTGGTACCCATCACCACAACCGGCTCCGGAGCCACCATTCCCATCGGCCTCTTTCCCAAGGGCACCAGCACGGTGGCCTTGGGCGGTACCACCGTGGCGAACTCGTCGGTACAGGCCAATACGGTCGCGTCGGCGGTCGATTTTCTGTCCTTGAACGGTGCGGCGACTGCCAATCCAGCCTACCCGTCTATCATAGGGACAGGCACCGACACCAACGTAGGGCTGGCCCTACAGACTAAAGGCGTGGCCAGCGTTTTCGTCGGCGGGGCCGCCAACGCCAACGCAGCCTTCGAGGTCGTGAACCCCACGGGCACCATCGTTAACCACCTGATCGCCACACCGTCGGCGACAGGTGCAGCGCCGTCCCTGACGTTGGGCGGTTCTGGCGCGGACGCCAACCGCGACCTCTCCGTCGCGGCAGCTGGCACCGGCAACGTCCGTCTTGGCGGGGCGACCTGCACAGTCACCGGCGCAACGCCCGTTACCTGCAACGGTCAGCGTGGCGTTGCCACCACAGGTACCCTGACCACAGCGGGCGCGACCGCCGCAACTGCCTATGTCATCAACGACTCCTCAGTCGCCGCCACGGACGTTATCCAGTGCACCGACCTTGGGTACAGTGGTACGCTGGTCACTAATGGCTATCCCTGGATCGCTTCCTGCGTGCCCGGCTCCGGCACGATCACTGTCAACATCGTGAACACGCACGCGACGAGCGCCCTCAACGGCACCGTCAAGATCGGCTTCGTAGTATTCTGACCTGGATAAACGCCATGATTAAGATGTCAAAGCAACTCGCTTTAGTGGGGACAGCTCTGTTATGGGCTGTCGCAGCCGGTGCGCAGCCCTCACCAGGGGGACCACCTATCGGCAGTATCCAGCAACAGGCAAGTGCTGATTCAGTCAGTAACTACGTTTTCAAGCCGGCTGGAGGGACAACCGGAAACGCTCTATCTCTGTATAGTCTCTCAGTCAAAATTGGTGCGACGAGTGGCTACGTGATGGTGTTTAATGCGACGGCAATACCCGCGAATGGGGCGGTGACACCGCTTTGGTGCTGGCCAGTTTCTTCTGACGGTACCAAAGGTGCCGTCGCTGCGCAGTGGGAAGCGCCTATAAGAGCAACAACCTCACCTGTTGGAATCGTTGCAGCGTTTTCAACGACGGGGTGCGATACTCTTACAGCGTCAGCGACCGCCAAGTTCATGGGGCAAGCACTATGAAATATCTCACTGCAATAGCGGTTATTTTATTCTACGGAAGTGCGTTTGCGCAGGTAGTTCACGATGAAAATTCTACCGCTGTTGCTGCGGGTAAATTAAATACCGACGGCTCCAACGCGACGCTGCCCGACGTGCTCAACAATTTCGGCATCGGCAAGACCTACGTCTACGGTGCCAACAGCGGCATGATCTGCGACAATGTTTTCGACAACACATCGGCGCTCCAGGCCGCCGTAAATCTAGCGCGGGCGTTGGCTTTCCCGGCGACCGGAAATGGTGGCGGGGTTTTGGTGCTCCCGGCCGGATTGTGCCACGTCAGCGGCACGATCAACATCACGAGCGGGATAAGCATCGTCGGCGCGGGGAAAGGGTCCAACCAGGGGACAGGCAATACCGGCGGCACGGTCATCCGAGACACACGCACGACGGGTGACGTGTTTGCCGTCGCCTCGCTGGGTGCCGTAACCATCCGCGATCTCTACATCGACAGCGATACTCCAAAGACATCCGGAGCCTGTCTTAGCTACACCGGCACCGGAGGCTCAACGTACAACGAGCGGAGCTACGTCGATAGCGTCATTTGCTCGAACGCCTGGGACGGTATTCGCCTCGATTCCGCCTATGCGTTCAAGACGAATAACTTCGAGTCGATAAATCACGGGCACGACGGTATCTTGAAGATAAACACCATCGTCAAGGACGGTGGCGAGGACGCCTACACTGCAACCCGGCTCCGTTGCCTTAATCGCTGCACGACCGGCACCGAGGGCAACAACGCCTTCACGACGGTCAACACGACGCCGACCGTCACGGTGGCGCACACCGCGCACGGCATGTCCACCGGACAGATCGCCATCTGGTACGGCGCGACCGTCTTCAACAACATCACGATCCACGGCTACTACCCCGTCACGGTCGTAGACGCCAACACCTTCACGATCACCGCCGACACCAACGCGAACGCATCGAGCGCGGGCGGGGGCACGCCGACCTACTGGTACGGGAACACCGCCGGGTTCGAGTTCCGTGCCGGCGGCGACATCGCCATCGTTGGCTCAAAGCTCATTGGAAACGGCTTCGGATTTCTTGCCAACATGACAACCGGGCCGACCGGCACCGTGAGGATTTCCGCCGACTCGCTCGAAGAAAACCGTATCTCCCCTATCGGCGTCATCCAGGCGATCTCCGGGGTCGAGTACGGCAACGTCATCATCACCGGCAATCAGATGTCGTCCATCGCGGCGCAGCCGGTATTGAGCAACGGGCTCTATGTGGGAATCGGCACCCCGAACACCGCATCGAAATGGGTCCGTAATATCACTTACACTGGTAATGCCCACAACGATTCGGTCTCCAGCGGATCGGTGCTCAACCTCCTGGACGGCACCGGATACTCGATCACCGGGAACGTGTGGGACAACAACGGCACGGCTGGCGGAACGGTCCTCAACGTCGGCAGCGCGGCGCTGAGCGTCGCCTATTCCGGCAACCAGCTTATCGGGACGCCCTCGGGCGAGTTCACCTCGACGACGATGAACTGGTCGGCGATCGACTTCAAGCAGACGCCGGCTCCAAGCGTCCTCCTCAACGGCGGGGCGGAGGTCGATCAGGTCAACGAGAGCCTGGATGCAACGCGGCCCTACGCGACGCCAACGGGCGGCAACACGAACACGCTCGACGGGTGGATTATTGGCAGTCAGACCAGCGCCACCGGATCGCCCACCACGACACGCTCAGCCGACGCTCCCCCAGGCGCGCAGCACAGCATCAAATACACCGTGGGAACGGGCGGGAGCGCGCCGACAGCCGGGCAGCGCACCTTCTTTTGGCAGAAGATTGAGGCCAACAACATCCGCAACTGGGCCTTTGGTGCGGCCGGGGCCAACACTCTTACCTTCAGCGCGTGGATGAAATCCTCGGTTACAGGCACCTATGGGGTAGCTCTCATCAACGCCGCCGCAACCCGTGCGTATTTCCAGAACTGCGCTCTGACAGCAGCGACGTGGACGAAGTGTGTCATTGTCATTCCGGGTGATACCGCTGGCACATGGATTCAGACTGGAGTAGCGGCAGGAGCCGGTGTACGAGTGTTGCTAGAATGCGGGTCCACATTCCAAGGAACGGCTGCCACATGGGCCGCCTCGGATATAGAGTGCAGCTCGGCGCAGACCGCGCTGACGACGACCTCGGCGGCGACCTTCCAGATGGGCAACGTCAAACTGGAGGTATCCCCGGTCCCGACGCCGTTCATCCCCCTGCAATACAAGGACGAGATCGAGATCGCGAGCCGCTACTACGCCAAGACCTTTCCGCAGGGGACGGCGGTGGCGCAGACCGGCGGCTTGGCCGGCTCGCTGTGTACGGTGGGCGAGAGCACGACGATAGCGACCCTCGGCGTCGAATGGCGCTTCCCGGTCGAGATGCGCGCGTCGCCGACGATCGTGACCTACAATCCGAGCGCCGGCAACGCCAACTGGCGCAACGTGACGGGCGCAGCAGACGCAACAGTCAGCGTCGATATTCCGGTCGCTAAGGGCACGACGGGCGTGCCAATCGGCGAGATCACCACAGCCCCCGTCATCGCTTCCAACTATTGTATCCACGCCACAGCGGACGCGCGGCTGTAGATAAATCGAGCTTCTAGGAGGATAATATGGCAGGTAACAGTTCACATACGCGCGGCGGACAAGCTCACACCGTCCACACGACCGAGGCGAGGGGCGACGCCAACGCGCGTGGGTGCGTATCGCCCCTCGGCGGCGCGATGCAGCGTTACAGTGGCGATCAGTCGAAGCGGCAGGAGGCTTCAGAACGGCCACAGATGACAGGCAAGATTAACGGCGAGAATGGGCTGCCGTGATGTTCGGAGCGCCGAAACCCCCTGCACCGCCGCCTCCGCCACCGAACCCGCCTACCTTCGCGGGAACGATGGCAGGGCCATCATCGCAGATGCCAAGCATATACGGCGGGCTTGGCTCGACCATTCTCACGTCGCCGTTTGGAGCTCCTGACCAGAACGCCGTGCAGAGAAAGACGCTGTTGGGGCAATGACAGCGAAGCTGATCTACGAGTGGATTTCTCCGTCCGGCATCATAGCCATCGGTGTCTTGTGGGGGCTCATTCAGCAATTCATTTCGAGTCGTCGGACTGCTCATGCTGTCAAGGTTTTAGCTGTCACGACGCAGAACGCGCACGCCATAGCACTTGTAACAGCGGACAAGCTCGACGGCGTGGCAACCACTATAGAGGAAGTCAAGATGCAGACTAACGGCATGTCACACCGCCTTGAGATTTTGGCGCGGGAAGCTGGAAAAGCAGAAGGCGTTGCAGAGGAGAAAAGGAACGTGAGTGGTGGAGAAGCTAGCTGATGGCCCTTGCGGTGAACTTGCTATTCAATGCTTTTCAGGCGGCGTTCCTGATATGCCGCCTTGGGAATCCCGTTCTTTGGGTGCTCCTCTTTGTGTTCTTGTTAAGGTGATCTGATGTACCTTGCGCCCGGAAAGCTAGTCTGGTCCCCGACAGCGACCTTCGGCGGTGTCATCGACGTGTCGCACTGGAACGGTCCAATTAACTGGCGCGAAGTACCAGCCTCGATTGTGATGGTGATGGTTAAGGCAACGCAGGGCGTAAGCAACGTCGATCCTCGATTCCAAGCGAATCTCGGCGGGGCGCTTGGTACGACGCGGCTGGTCGTACCTTATCACTTCCTCACAGACGACCCGGTCCAGGCACAGCTGGATAACCTGATCCGGGTGGTTGGGCATCTTCGTGGCCCTATCATGATCGACTGGGAAGGACAGCCGCGCCCGCCCACCGTACGGATGGAGGCGTTCGGGGCGCTTGTGGCGAGTGCCATTGGTCGGCCGCCGCTGGCGTATCATGGAATGTATGATCCGTCGTCGCCGAAAATTCAGGCGTGGCCTTGGATGCTGCCGAAGTACGGGCCGGCTCCACACGGCGTGAAGTATCTGTTCTGGCAGGATCGTCCGAACCTTCACGTGCCTGGGATTTCGGCCTTGGTGGATCACAGCATCTTTTCCGGCACAGAGGGCGAACTTCGGGCGTGGCACCGCGACGGCACGCTGCCGGCGGGATTCTAGGAGGGCACCATGAAATTTCACATCGACCCCGATACCCCTACAGTCATCCGAGATGAGGAGGGTGTGCCGGTTATAGAAACCGGGCTACGGGCCAACTTCAAGGCTAACGAAGAACTGGCGGTGTTAGTGCTGGAGCGGTGGAACGCTGCAGAGGAGGAGTCGTGAACCCCAATGACATGCCCTGGCAAGTCAAAGCGGCGCTTGGGGCGTTCGTATATCTGTTACTTGGCGTGGCGCTCGCGCTGTCGTACTTGAAAGGCGATACGTCCTCAACTAGCATGATTGTAGGCGCGATCATCGGGCAGTTCGCTACTGTTGTTGGGTACTACTTCGGCTCGTCGGAATCGAGTCAGAAGAAAGACGCTGTTATTGCGGCAGCAGCTACGCCGCCCAAGGAGGAACCGAAATGAACGCAGGTATCTGGTTCTGGATTTTCTACGTCATCAGTCTCGTCTTTGGGGGAGGATGGTACTGGCGCAATCCGGGCTCACAGGTGTTTGGTCCCTATGCTCTGATGTTTTATATTCTGATCGGGCTGCTCGGTTGGGGCATATTCGGCGCGCCGATCAAATGACCCGCCTCATCCTCGCCCTAACCTTGGCCCTCGCCGGTTGCGGTGGGGCACAGGTCTCCCCTCCGGGAATGCTGAGCATCCCAGACGTGAACGCGCTGACAGCACAGACCGCGGCCATAACCGATGTGCCATCATTCTATACCAACGGCCTGACTCTTGTGCAGATGCGATGCCGAAGCTATTTCGATCAGGCGACCCTCGACAACATTTCGCGGGCGCAGACCGTGAGCCAGGTAAATGCGCTGACGGGGCTCGCGTCTGGGATTATGGGGATTGCGGGGGTGGCGGGAGGGCCGGTTGGAATCGCAGGAATGGCTGGCTCGGGCCTTGCAGGCCTCATCAACAACTCGAATCAGTACGCCCTCGCAGGTACACGCCCAGCCTCGACCGGCACATTGGTGATGACTGGTCAGCAAACCTTGATCGGCACGATGCCACAGCCGCGAACTGGCGCTGAAGCCTACGCCCGAATCTACGACGCGTATGCACCATGCAGCCCGACGGGCATCGAGGCGCTGCAAGAGCAGGCCGTCGCTGCGGCGGTTAATCATCTGTCGGTTGTGGGTGCGCCGGCGCCGGGGCGTCTTAGCATAACGCCAGCTTATCGATCCTATCAAATTCGTGTAAACTGAGGAGAATAGCATGAGAGTTCTTACGCTTGAGGAGCATAGCATGAAAGTTCTTACGCTTCCTGGCAAGACCATCCTGCCGCCCCGCAACGTGGCCGATCAGCCTTTCGACTTCCCGACAGAACTCGTCGGCAAGACTACCGACGTGACCGTTTACTACGATCCGAGTCTTGGTGCTCCAGGACTTGCCAATGCGAAGGCTCTACTCGCAGTCGCGCAGAAGGTATTCGAACAGACCGCGACGTGGTTCGGCATTGCCGGAAAACCAATCATCGCTGTTGTGGCGGCGATCGACGGCAGCACTACCGACGGCACGGCGGGTGCGTACCACTACGGCTGTGACTTTCAGACTGGCGGTACCCTCTACATCGACGCCGCGTTTGGCAACTCTCCGATAGTCATTGGCCTCTACGAGGCGGAGCTGTCCGAGGCGTTTATGGGCGCGCAAGGGAAGGGGTGGAACTGCGGCGGTTCGGGGGGTGAGGCGCTGTCACGGTGGCTGGCCGAGGCCGTTTCGGGAGGACCGAATGGGGCGCTTGCCGCGTTTACATCGGCCCCGTCGTGGCATTTGGCGGGGCGGCCAAACTGGATCGACAAAGACCAGGGCACCGATCAGGACTACCCCTCAATCGGTTGTGGCATGGTCTATCTGTCATGGATGACGTCCCTCAACTACACCATCGACCAGATAACCAAGGCAGGTGGTAAGACGTTGGCCGCGAACTACAAAGCGCTGACTGGCAAGTCAACGGCGTGGGCCGATCTAACTGCGGCGCTTGCGGCGGTGGCGTCAATCACGAATGACGATCCGTTTGCTGGAGCCAATCCACGACCAGCTCCGCAGCCGACTCCGCAACCGGCCCCACAGCCGGCCCCACAACCGACCAACGAGCCACTCGCGATGATCGATGAGATCGGCGCTTTGCTCGACAAGATCGGCAATTTGCTCGATGAGACGTTAGGGGTGCTTAGCAACCTTCGGTACATCGTTGGTGGTCCGGCCGGCCATGAAGACCCTGATCCGCAGCCGTAGGTCATAGCCAGTGTCCAGTGTAGAAAATCTACGTACGCACCTTGATGGCAAGGTAGGGGGTATGCGTATCCGCCGCTATAGTTGGTGGCTGCACTGGCGCGAGCTTTCCGACTACATTCTTCCCCGTCGCTATCGGTGGCTCGTGGTTGCCAACCAGGCAAATCGCGGGTCACCTATCAACTACAACATCGTGGACTCGACAGCAACACTCGCCGCGCGTACGCTTGCGGCGGGTATGATGGCAGGGATCACTTCGCCAACGCGGCCTTGGTTCAAACTCAAGATCGAGAACGCTGAGGATGATCCGGAGGTCTCGATTTGGCTCTCTGAGTGCGAGAAACGCATGATGCGCGTTTTTGCCGAATCGAATTTCTACACCGCGATGGCGGTTATGTACTTCGACCTCGTTGTGTTCGGTACTGCCGTCATCATCATCTATGAGGATTTCGAGAATGTAATTCACTGCTTCAATCCGTGCGCTGGCGAGTATTTTGTGGAGCTTGATGCGAAGTTCAACCCGAATGTTCTTGCCAGAGAGTTCACGATGACACATCAGCAAATAGCTGATATGTTTGGGGTTGACAACGCCGGTCCAGATGTGCAACAATCCGTTAACACCTCGAACCCAGGTATGTCAGCTTCATCTACCAGAGAAAAACTCATAATGCACGTTATCGAGCCTAACAAAGGATATAACGACGTGGTTCCAGACATCTTCCCGTTCCGGGAAGTGTACTGGGAATGGGGCTCGCCGAAAGATAGAATACTCCGCGCGAAAGGTTTCTTCGAGTGGCCTGGGATGGTTCCTCGGTGGGACGTGGTGGCAAATGATCCCTACGGCCGAAGCCCCGGCATGGATGCTCTCGGCGACGTAAAGCAGCTGCAGCAGGAGACGCGGCGTAAGGCACAGGCCATCGACAAGATGGTAAACCCGCCCATGATCGCTGATGTGCAGCTAAAAAACCAGCCGGCCTCTATGTTGCCGGGCGGGTGGACCTATGTGGCCGGCCTCGACAATTCGCGCGTCGGCGCGAAGCCCCTCTACACCGTCATGCCTCCGATAGGTGAGATGAAGGAGGATATTCGTGAAATCCAGCAGCGCCTCAAGATCACCTTCCACAATGACCTATTTACAGGAATTACTGACCTGCAGACGGTGCGGACGGCCACTGAGATTGACGCTAGACGTGAGGAAAAGCTCGTACTTCTCGGCCCAGTGCTTGAACGAATACTTGGAGAAGGGCTTAGCAAGGCTATCGACCGAGTCTGGGGAATTATGTGGAGAGGGCGTCTCTTGCCCCCTCCCCCTGCGAAACTTCGCGGCCTCCCCACCCACATCCAAGTAGATTACATCTCTATGTTAGCGATGGCGCAGCGCGGGCTTGCGACAGCCGCCATAGAGAAGATTTGGGGATTTGCCGGCTCGCTGGCCGGCGTCGTGCCCACGGTGCTGGATAAGCTCGACGCCTACGAGACGATGGACGAGTACGGTGATGCCCTGGGCGTGTCACCGAAGATAATCGTGCCAACCAAAGATGCGCAGGCTATCGCAGCGCAGCGCGAACAGGCGCAGCAAATGGCACAAGCCGGGCAGACCGCAATGGGCGCAGCGCAGGGTGCTGAGACACTATCAAATACCGACGTGGGCGGCGGGAAGAATGCACTGCAAATGATCCTCGGCAACGAAAACGTAGGATGAGATGTCAGATGAACCACGCATTGTCAGACAGCAGCGCCGCGAAGCGCGCATCAAGCGACGCGATCAGCTTGAGCGTCTGGCCCGATTTATGGCTGAGCCTAGCGGCCGTGAGTACATCTATGACCTCCTTGCGTCCTGCCACATATACTCCACATCCTTCGCCCACAACGCCCTCACAATGGCCTTCGCTGAAGGCGAACGGAACATCGGTTTGCGCCTCGGTGCAGACCTCACGGAAGCTGCCCCCGACCTGTACCTAACAATGTTGAGAGAGCACAATGTCAGATCCAGCCCCGATTCAGACTCCGCCGGGACCGACACAGAGCGGGGGAGTATCGACGATACCAGCGGAGCCGACGCCGCCTAGCACGGCGGACGACGATCAGAAGCCGGACGCTTCGCTGCTCGGTGGCGACACGCCGCCACCCGACGCCTTCGACCCGGAAAAGCTCACGCTTCCTGAGGGGTTCGAGGCTGGCGAACAGTTCGATGAGTTCAAGAACATCGCGAAAGAGATTCCGGGTCTAACTGGACCGCAAGCACAGAAGATGGTCGAACTTGCGGCGACCGCCATGAAAACGAACATGGACAAACTCTATGGTGGATGGGATAAACAGCAGACGGACTGGGTCACCGAGATAAAAGGTGACCCTGAAATCGGCGGGGCTAAACTCGATGAGGTCAAGCAGACAGTATCAAAGGTGCTTGATAACGCAGAGCTTTCAGACCCGAAGTTCCGTGAAGCCCTCAATCTTACGGGAGCTGGAAACAACCCGGCAGTAGTTCGCACTCTTTATCGGTGGGCGCAGCGCCTATCAGAGGGCGGATCGGTTTCGGGCGACCCAGCCGCTCGTAGCAAAGACGGCTCACTGAGTAACACTCGTCCGGGCCTTGCTCAGGCGATCTACGGTCAAGATGGGCCCCACACCGGAGGTCCGAAGCTCTAAGGAGACGTTAAATGGCAACTCTTGGTGCAACCGCCCTGACCTACGCGGACTGGGCGAAACGACTTGACGATGATTACAAAATCGCCAGTATTGTCGAGCTGCTCTCGCAGACAAACGAGATTCTGCTCGACATGTTGGTGGTCGAGGGCAATCTGCCGACCGGGCATAAAACCACGGTGCGGACAGGTCTCCCACAGGCAACGTGGCGCCTGTTGAACTATGGCGTGCCGAACGCCAAATCCACGACAGCGCCGATCGTGGATACCTGCGGAAACTTGGAGGTCTATTCGGTCGTCGATAAAGACATCGCCGATCTGAATGGAAACACCGCCGAGTTCCGTATGTCGGAGGTCACGGCCTTTCTGGAAGGTATGAACCAGCAGGTGGCGACCACCTTGGTGTACGGGAATACTGGCGTGAACCCGGAACGGTTCATGGGTCTTGCCCCGCGCTACAACACGGTAACGGCTGCGACGGCACAGACCGCCGTACAGGTTATCGACATGGGCGGGACCGGCTC